GGTTTCCATTCAAGTAATTTCATCTTCGCTGAACTCGCGAATGAGAATAATCTATGAGAGCGGCATCGCAACTTACGGCGGAAAGCCCGACTATATTATTATGCTACGACAGTTGGCCCTGATGGTTTCGGTTACCCGAGCATTCCGCCTCCGATACAATCGCGCAGAAAAGAAGCATACTGACACCTTTGACGCTGCCGAAGCAACCCGCCTTTTGCGAAAGAAGTTATTCGGCTTAGCTCGCTGCATGGATTATTCGGGCTACTTTATGAAGGATGCTGGTGCGGCCCCCGAAACAACCATCAAGCCCATTCTCCACATTCTTTGCCCGTCGCGTCATAATATGGAGATATGTTGGGAGGTTTACAACAACCTGTTAGAACCGGATATCGCGAATATTCAAGTCATTTTCTCTCTGGTAGAAGATGAGGGCGTTTTTATTTAAAGCTCTTCTACTAACCGCAAAAAAAAAGCTAAGTTTTAATATTATTTTTTTTTTCATGTAGATATTGCTTTTCCTGCTTTTCCTGCTTTTTTAAGTAGATTTATATAATGGTATTAAAATTGAAATAATATAAAATATTTATTCATCATGGATACATTAATAACAATATTTTCAGAATTTGATATAAAAACAGAATCACCCGATAAAACAGACTTTTTACAACCTGTTTGTAGTAAAAATGCCTTGGTAGCTAAAAATGGTTTGCGAGCTGAAATGACTATTTGTCTACAAGAAAATATTAAACAATCATTGGAATTATACTTTAATTCTAGTATAAAATGTTTAACACGTATCCATGGAAAAAAATACGATATAATAATAGAATTTGAAGATGGTACTAAAACGAAAATACAAAATAAAGATGGCGATGGAAAGGGACGAGGTTGGTCTGTTGACCGTAGGAAAGTTGAATCATTTAAAGATGAACAACTAATAAAACTATTAAAAACATTATGTTTAAAACAAGGAACTGAAAAACCGGTTATATCTAATAATATTAGTAAAAATGTTATTAATATGTGTATGCTTGGTGTAATAGAAGAAGAATATCCAAAATATTTTACACATACTAAATCGAATAAGAGTACAGGAAATATAATTTCAATGAGTATTTGTAATACTAATACTTTAATTACTTTTATGCATAAAGAACTATACAACGTGATGGAAACGAAACGCACATGTGTTCATTTGAGTCCAAACTGTTATTTACAAAGAAAGGGAGGAGGAAAAAAAGATTTTAATCCAGATAATATACAAATGAAGTTTAAATTCACAGAAGAAATTGAAAAAATATTTATAAATATATTTACGCAAACCACATCTCAATAGCTGACACAAAAGTAAGCGGAATATTAACTACAATACTATTTCCTAAATAAAATAAAGCATCTTCGTTTTTAATATTTGTAAACTTGTAATCATTTGGAAATCCGAACATTCCTAGTGTTTCTTTGACATTGAGGCGGCGAATATTATCACCAATTTTATATAATCCGGTTTTAGCTCCGGGTCCGCCCGAACTTGCACAAATGGTTACCCCCACCGCATCTATCCCATAAACACGCTCACCTTGTCTGCCACCTTTGTCTAATGATGATGGGTCAATACTTGAATCTAATTTAGATTTTGTTTCATCTAATATTTTTTTCTTTTCTGCCGATAACACCGGATATACATCATATAATATATGAGGTTTAGAAATGTCTATTTTTGTTTTTATAGGTTTTGCTTTTAATGTATAACGGGTTCTGTTTAATTCATCTTTTACATAAGTTGTATCTATTATGGTTGATACGGTATTTGTAATTTTTATAGGTGTTGGAATAATAAAAGGTTTGGTTTTCGTTGCTACAATAAATATTCTTTGTCGAGCTTGAGGTGACCCATAATCGGCGGAGTTGATAATTTTTGAAATTATTATATAATTTCGGTTTATTAACTCAGTTTCTATTGTTTTATATGTGTTACCTTTATCATGTGTTTTAAGATTTTTAACATTTTCAAGAATACACATTCTTGGATTTTTTGTATCTATTATTTTAAGTATATCATAAAATAGATTACCTTTTTCTTTATCTTTGAAACCTTCGCGATTACCTGCTATGCTAAATGGCTGGCATGGAAATCCGGCACACAGTAAATCAAATTCAGGCATTGTGTCAATATTAATTGCCCGAATATCACCAAATGGTTCAATATCATAGTTTGTTTTATAAATATTACGTATACCTTCATCTATATCACAAGCTAAAACACATTTAAACTTTTTTGATGAATTAAATGCAGTATGAAAGGCACCTAATCCACAAAATAAGTCTATATATTTTATCATATTATCTTTTTTAATTTTTCGGCACTTACCGTTAGAAGTTAATTCGTCGCTCATTTTCTTTTTATGTGAATCTATTTGTTGATTTAATTGTTATATTAATTTCAATTTTATATTTAATTTGTTTAATGGTTTATTCATTTCTCATATTTCTTGAAAGTACCAAATCAACACTTTGTAAATTTACGTTTAAAAAAATTAAGTGTATTGCTCGCATATAGACGACCATATCTTGGTACTTCCAAGAAATATGTGGTTTAAATATTCAAAGCAGTCAATGCTGCATTTTCAATAGAAGTTGCCGCATTTATGGCGTCTAACCATTCACGATTGGCATCGGCTAATCTTACAATACGGGCATCATTAGCGTCTCTAAGACGTTGATTTGCATCATCTACATTTTGCCTAGCTGTTGCCACATTATCATTTTGTAACCTTATTATGTTATCACGCACTGTTGTTATGTTATTAACAGTGTTATTTTTAATATCCATAATTGCATTAATTTCTACTGCAGTTGGGTTAATAAGCAAAGATAAGGCTAAATTTTCGGCACTTGTAGCGGCATCCATTCCTCTATGCCATGTCCGCATTGCTTCTGATATAGTTAATGTTCTATTAGAGATAACATTATTAAGCATTTGATTAGCGTTTTCATGTAATTCTCTAGCATTTTCAACATCTATTACATTTGCGTAAATTATATTTCGGGCAACAGTGGCCGCATTTATCGAATTTATTCTAATTAAAATTATATTATTGACACTATGCATTCTATGCTTTCTATGCTTTCTATGCTTTCTATGCTTTTCTATTTTTATATTATAAATAATTTTATATCTAATATACTATACTAATCTTGAAAGTGCCAAATCGGGTTTATTAATTTTACGTTTAAAAAAAAATAAGTGTATTGCTCGCATATAAACGATCATATTTTTATTTGGTACTTCCAAGAATATGGCAGGCATTGTATGCGAAAAAATATTAAGTTTGTGTGATGTTCATGAAAATGAAGATAATCAGGATAAACAAGATAAACAAGATAAACAAATATATCAAGCTTTGCGTGACGGTAAATGTAAATATTGCTCGGTATTTCATAGTATTCCCATTTGGTATAGCCCCAATAATTGGAATTCATTTTTCACACGCGAAAATGGTATTAACATGATTTGTGTAACACATCCAAGGAGAAAGAATCCTAATGAATATTTTGTGATACCCACAGATCTTGACCACATCATATAAAACTTAGTACCTCTAATGGTCGCCTCTCCGCAATACCCACCAGTTCCCACGCCGTCCCCACCCAATTTATATAGATGCACTACCTTTCAGGCAGTTGCTAATGCGTGTAGCATCGAATGTGCAACTTCATATCAAGATAATTCGTTTACTTTTGAAATTCAACACTCGGACTTTTGGGCTGAAGTTTACATATATGAGGATAATTTATTGGAATTCAGGCGAATTGAAGGTTGCACGGTTACTCTCAATCATATGATTGGGCGATTGATTGCATCTGGAATTGTTATCAGAAATTTGACCTAGCTGAAGGTACAATACACTTATTTTTTTTTTAATGCTTTCAAGTTTCAAAAAAAAATTGAATTTTTAAATGTTAAATTCAATTCCTCCATGAGTGCTAAGTCTGAAATTTCTGTTGGACCTTCTGGTCTTGATGTTCCTGTTGTGCCTGTTGGACCTTCTGGTCTTGATGCTAATTTAAAGAAACTTGGCTCATACTACTCTAGGCACACATCAGTTATGCTGCCTGATGTGTATAGTGCGTCAAAGTATTGGGAAAAAATCTTTGACGCGGCCTTGACGTGCGGGTTTGTTGTCGGCAGCGTCAACGCGGCCAAATGTAAGGCGACGGGGTCATTTCCTGGCACTGGTATCATGAAGATACAGATATACGTGGGTCACCACAAGAATTATGTGGTTGAATTTCACAAGCTGGAAGGTTGTGTCGTAGCGTTTAACGATTTTTACCAAAAGGTAAGGAATATAATTGTCCCTGAAAGCGATTCTGCGTTTCTCGACAAATATATGATTCCAGCCCCTCTGCCAGCCCCTCTGCCAGCCCCTCTGCCAGCCCCTCTGACAGCCCCTCTGCCAGAAGCCCCTTTTGAAATACCTCCCAATGTTGTGAGTTTAATTGAATCTCATGAATACAATGTGAAAATCCAAGGGCTTGACGCATTGCTATCCATAATCAAAAATGGGGGACAATTATCAGAGGAGACCAAAAATAAGGTTCTTGTCGTTATTGAACCTTGTTTAGGGTCAGACTACGCGAAGTTGCTAACAGCTGCTATGAGAGTGTATGAATACTTACTCTCGGAGGAGAGTTACATGGTTCTTTTAACCGTCATGCGTGAATCCAACGCAGACTCTGAAAAGGTTGAAGTCGCTCGCTCTACTTCAAGAGCTATTCTAGCTTATAGTAAGCTATTCCGGAGAATGATGACCCAGGATATTATGACGCAAATTGCAGATTTGTCGAACGAACGTCCTTTCGAAGACGAAGTGACTCTCAACTTACGCGCTGCTCTGAGTGGTATTATCAAATAAAGCCTCATCACGGCTTGTAATATTTTTTTCTTTTTGCGTTTTCTTTTTGGGTTTTTAGGATGGTTTTCTTTTTTGGTTTTCTTTTTGGGTTTTTCTTTTTGGTTTTAGGATGGTTTTCTTTTTGGGTTTTAAAAAATTGAAATAAATAAAACTAAAAATAAACCAAAAAGAAACCAAAAATAAACCAAATGCCTTCGTGTCGGGTATGCAAGCAACCAACACCATATGACTATTGGGCGAAAACATTCGGGGCTTGCCAAAAATGCAAAACATGTTTACAATG